CGCTAAGTCTACGCAGGATCCTGGGTGCTCTTTCAAGCTAAGCCCTGTCCTGCACTGCCCAATGAAAGTAAACCGGCGGTCTAGCCGATTCGCTCCCGTAAGGGGCTGCCCCCTTGATAATTCCGCCAGCGGTTCAAGGGTTAAACGGTGTAACGCTTGCTCTTTGAGCGAGCGCCAAACCAAGCAGGTGGTCTCTAATGGCCTCACGTTGCTTCGGGTCAGGTATGGCTTGCCATATGCTGAATTTCCGGACGTGGAGGTCGGTAGACTCGGCCTACTGCTCTCATTTCTTTTGCTACAGGGGAAGGAGCGTCCCTCTGTAGTCTTTCCTCGCGCTCAGCGCGGGGAGAGGTCAATTGACGGTCTCTGCAGGTTACAGAGACTGTGCAGACGAGACAGGTGGAGTCTTGCTCATTCCATGTCGTCGATTAAGCGCAACCTGCCTGCCGGTTGTGCTCTGCACACTCCCTCAGCACGTCCTTCCTGGGAACAGGGCGTGCTCTCTCCTCCCCCTCCTCCATCTTCTGAGTATCTCCAGCACGTTAGGCGTGTCTGTACTCAGATCTTCACTCCGGGCTGGGATCGCCTCTATGAACGTTTCGTCAACGGTCATCTTCCCAACCCTTCCGCGAGGAAGCCTCGGCTTTCTCGTGCGGACCTGCTTTGGGCAGGTCGGAGAGAAGAGTTTCTCAACGCGTGCTTAGATGAGTCTGACCTACCATCAGTACTCACTGCGCGTTACAAAGAAGTTGCCTCTGCAGGCAAGTGTCGGCCCCTTCTCATCTTTGATGAGAATGTTGACATCCTGGGCCCTCTGCACAAGTTGCTTTACAGCCACTTGTGTAGGCAGTCTTGGGTTCTTTGTGGTCCTCCGACCGAGAAACGGATGGCATCTGTCTTGACCGGTGCTTACCAGACGTCCGTGGATCTGGTAAACGCAACCGACGGCCTCAGTCACGTTGTGGCTGAGACTATCCTGGACACCGCGTTCTTCTCTTCCGTGAGAATTCCGCGTAGCCTTCGAGCACTGGCGAAGGCTAGCCTCTCTCCTATCTTTGCCGATAGGTTTGGGGTGTTGCGCAGGGTCCGTCATGGACAGATGATGGGAGCCTACCTCTCCTTCCCCCTCCTTTGCTTGCAGTCCTACTGTGCCGCCTCTTGGGCGGCGCGGTTTGACCCAAGAGCCACTTTCCTCGTTAACGGGGATGACGCCGTCATCTCAGCGGAACGAGGTATCACTGTGCAGGACTACCCCTCTGGGTTTCGGCTCAACAGTGATAAGACAATAGTGGCGACGAATGTGGCCGAGGTTAACTCGACCGCGTTCCTCAGGATGGGGGGTAGATGGTGTGAGGTACACCATCTTCGGAGAGGAGGTGCTCCTACCGATTACCCGGGCATGTTGCACATGTCGGAGGCTGTGCTTAAGGCTGGCCCCGGGTTTGTCGACGCCTTTCAGAGGAGTCGTATCGGTAGGAGATGGGGGTTCCTGCCCTCGCAACTAGGTCATTGGACCTACCCTTCTTACAAGCGTCAAAGGGCCATGCTTCGTTCTCCGGGGTCTAGAGGTTTCCGTTTCCATACGGACCTCCCTACGGAAGCTACACCTCAAAACGAAGACGGGTTGCGCCGGATCTGTGGAGATCCGGACGATCGTGCTGCCGAAGCCCTTAGGGCCTCGCTTTGGGGCACTGGTCGGAGGACAGGGTTGAAGAGAGACGTATTTTCTCCGTCCTGCGGGAGAATACGTCGGGGTTATGGTTACAAGGCCCAGCCTTGTTGGCGCTTCCTCAGTTTTGTCGACCGAGGAGGCCGGGGTCATGCTTCCCCACCCAAGAAGCCGGGTTTCTTTCTCGTCCCTGACGAGTTCGAAACTGACGAGGAGATGTTGAGCCTCTTCAAGTTGGAGCTACTCCGTCGGGAGTATCTCGCTGGTCTTGAAGCGAGGTAGGTGGTTCCCGCCACCTGTGGTCGTCCATGTGTCGCGTACCTGTTGTGGTACTGGGGGCCTCTAGGGTTAGTAGAGCGGTATTAATATGGCGTAGGCCATTCCTTCGGGTTAGTCCGCCGAGAGCCGGGTGTATGTTCCTCCTGAGTGGAGGCGCTATTAGTTGACAACATATCGGAGCCTAGCCTCCTGCTGTCATTATGATTAAATTCTAGGTGACAGTTGCGCTATGTCTTACCGTAGGCACACCCTCGGGTGGGGGCGTGGCGACTACGCAGCCTGGCAATGTCGCTTTCTAATAGTTAAATAGGCCCATTTGTGGGGGGGCCTACACCGCGGGTTGGTTAAGGTGTGATTCCGGATCCACCTAGAGGTTGGGGGTGCTCCGCGCCTGTGCGCGTTCACGTCGCGGGGGTCCAGGGTGCCGTTGTGGCTGGGACCAGGGTGGACGAGATGGAGGACATTAGCGGCGCCGGGCCGTGGTGTCTAG